CCCGAGACAATGCACGACTGCGTTAGTGTCTCCGCTTCTGCCCATCGGGAGCCGGTAGCCAGGCAGATCATGGCAACTGACCACACGAAGTGGTTGGTGCTTTTGCGGCATTCGTCCAGGAGCTGCTTGCACTGCTCGATGGTGAGGAAGGACATTTCCCGTTCTTTCACTCTCACCTGACGAACCGGGGCAATGGGGTTTGTCTTCAGATGGCCAATACGCACCATTTCCGAGAAGACAGACGACAGGTAACGCTGTTCATGGTTGCAGGTGCCGGCGCTGACTTCCTGCATTCGTTGGGCGCGGTATTCCATCCAGTCGGTGGCGGTGAAGTCTTTTACCCTGGGGTTACCCAAACGATCACAGATAGCGTTTGTCCTGGACAATCGGTACTTCGAATCTTTCAGGGTGTGGCCGTGGTAGTCGTACCACTTCTTTACCAGGTCTTTCAGGCGCTCACCGGTGCCGTGGTCTTTGCGGCCGTAATCGCGCACGAACTGCAATGCATCAAGCCGGGTTTTGAATCCCTGCTTTCGAACACGCGGGCCGGTTTTCTTTCCAAACGGGTAGAAATCGACACGCCAGCCGTTTTCGGTTTTCTCGATCACGCGGCTACCTTCGTTAATAGTCGTCGCTTCGTGAGTCCGTCCTGGACGAGCTGGAACAGCTCGTTTTCGTAGATTTCCCGCCTTCGGTAGTAGTTACACAGGTCTTCCCAGAGTCCGCTCTTCTTGAGGCAGTCCCAGGCCTGTCGGGCGTTAAACCGGTTGCGTGCATAGATGCTCAGGAGATTGCCGAAGGCCAGGGAGACGTTCTTTTCGTTGCCGCAACCGGGTTCCTTTTTTACGCGTTTGTACATCAGATCAGGGGCGCTGTAGCCAAAGCCAATATCGTCCCGGAGCTTTGTCCAGATGGGATGCACCCAATCGCGTTTGACCTCGTAGCGGTTGGCTTTCAGGGCGTATTGCCACAGGCCGGTCAGGTGGGGCACGGCGTCCATGTAGGTATAGATGGGTTTCATGCCGCTGGTGCCCTGGGAGATTTCGTTAACGATCCGGTGATGGAACCGGATTTCCAGACGCCACACAGGCTTTTCCGGGTCGTAGCAGGTGTCCGGGAAACAGCGTTCGTTGGTCGAACATTCCCAGATGCCTTCCATAAAAGCGCGCTTGTCGGAAACGTCGATTTCTTTCGATTTATCGTAGATGCACACCTGCAGGCTGTTGGCTTTGCCAAAGGTGTAGGTTTCTCCGCGTCCGTTGATGGTGGCCCCATCGAGGCCTTTGAATACCAGGTCACTGAGGCCGTTGTGTACGCTGATGGTTTTGGCGCGGGTGACGAAGTGCTGGGCAAAGTCCTGGGGCGGTTCCCAGCCCTGAAAATCGACGGCGAGGTGTAGCGCGATACCCACGGGTTTGATGCCTTTCAGGAACACCATGCCCCACTCTGCCAGTTCATCGTGGATTTCCTGGCTGGAGCGTTCATAGAGCCAACGCGGAGAGGTTTCTATCTTCAGGTGGGTACCGGGGTTTTCAGCATCCGCGTAGAAGTTCTGCAGGAGGATGGTCAGGCCGTATTCCCGGTTCTGCAGGATGTACTTGAAACCACCGCGTCTTCCGGACTGGACTTTGAACTCTACCCCTTTGACCGTGATGGTGGCGTCATAGCTTTCGTTGTACGCCTCTACAATCTCGGCCAGTGGTTCGGGCTTCAGTCGTCCCTCAAAGAGCTGCCGGACGGTATCTACTCCCGTCCAAAGCACATCGATGTTGTCCAGGTTGATCTGCTGGCCATCGGGGCCGATGAACAAATCCCCTTTTCCTATCTCACCGGTCTGTACGTTAAAGCGTTCAAAGTCGTTGATCATCTGTAGTGTTCCTTTTTGTCCATTTATGTACCGTTATTTCGGTACCTATGAGACGTGTTACAGGGACGTCTCTGGGGCTTCGCCCGCTCCTGGCCGCTCCTCGCCATCGTCGCGGCCCTCCGCGTGCTACGCCCCTTTCTCTGCGTCTGGGTTGGCGCGGTCATCGTTCACGCGCATGAACGGGTTCGAGAGCCGGATGGGCTCAACTTCGGGTTCTGGTCTGGGTTCCGGTGCCTGGATGCGGTTTCGCTGGCAGTAGATGTCCTGGACTTTTTCACCGTTCCACCAGAGCTGGGCAAAGCACGGACGCTGGTAAAGGATGCGGTACCCGAAGGCGAACAGTTCCCGCTGGGTGATGGAGAATTCCCCTTCCCGATCGGTGGCGTGGAACAGGTAGGCGCGGTTGATCTGGCCGGCGATGGTGAGGGCGGCATCCCCGAGGGGGTGGTGGCGGGTTCCGGGGGTTACGCGATGGCCGTTCGCAGCATCAGTTTGAGGGCGGCGGACATCACGACCATCAGACACACCATAAGCACCAGTCGCATCGATACTCTCAATAGCTGTCGGGTCAGTTTTCGGATAAGCCCTTTCCCTTTGGAAGATGCTGACCGCAAAACCGGCAAACAGGAGTAGAGCAATGACTGACAGCGAAAGGTAACCCACAACGCGTTTATCTTTAAAAACGCTTTGGGGTCCTTGATTGGACTGATGTTCGCCGGTTTTTGTGCTCTGGTACGTTTTGAAGATGGTGGGGTCCGCTTTGTACTCTTTCGGGACTCCGTATGCATGGCTTTTGGCTTTTCCGTTGTTCTCGGGGTCATGTTCTACTTCCCTCCATTTGCCCTTTTTCCAGGGCAGCAGTTCGCCCATGGAGTAATGCCTAAAGGCCACCTGGGCGGCCTGGCGTATGTCGGTGTGGACTTTGCTGATGTTGGGCGTGCACAGGAAGACGTCCCAGTTGTAGTGCCGGTGCATGTCGTAGGCTTCGAACATGTCGGCGGGGCGTTCGTCCTGTTTGGCCTGGTCGGGGCCGCCCGGGTAGTCGAGGTTTTCGGGTTTGAAGTCTTTGCGTTTGGCCGGGTAGATGGCCTGGGCTTCGTCGATGATGACCAATGAGCCCGGCGGGGCCCAGTGGAACCATCGGGCCATGTACTCTTTTTCTTCCCGGCCTTCGGTGTTGACGTTGAGGATGGCGGCTTCTTCGGGCAGTGCTTCGCCCAGGGCGTCCTCCACTTTGTCGAGGCTGTCGAAGCCCCGGATGTTGGTGACGATGGTTCGCCCTTCCTGGAGGGCGGGGATGGCGTGGCGCTGAAGGACGCCAAAGCTTTTATAGGAACCGGGGTGGCCGTGGTGTATGACGATGCTCATGGGCGAATCTCCTTAGCCGATAACGTCCATGACGTAGCGGGTGACGCGGGCGTTGATGATCATGTTCAGGGCTTCGGGGAGCTTGAGGTAGGTGGCGACGCCGACCACCTGGCTGTCGAGTTGGCCCCAATAGGTTTCGATGGTGCTGGAGACGTCGAGCTGGCTAAGGATTTCTTTCGCCACTTCCCAGCTGAAGCCGATGAAGGCGATTTTGGCTTTGGTGAGGTTGATGACCACCCAGGCGCCGACCTTGATCAGCATGTCGTCGATCAGTCCGGGGATGCTTTCGAGGAATGTCCAGAAGGTGGTGAAGAAGTCGGCGATGAATTCCATGGTTAGCCCCTTGAGGTGAACAGGATGCCGGCGCTGATGAACGCGGCGCAGAACAGGACAATGGCCCCGAGGATGTCGAGGCCGCCGAGAAACCGGTTCAGGGAGAAGTTCACTTCTACCCCTTTGATGGTTTTGATGTTGTCTTCGATGGTGCCGCCGCCGCTCAGGTTGGTGCTGAACAGGGCGCGCACTTCGCCTTTGATGTCGTTGATCTTGGCCTGGTAGTCGGCCATGACCTGGTCGTAGTCGTCGGTGGGGTCGGTCAGTTCGGTGTCGATGGCGTTGCCACTCCAGTTGATGGCGGGGTCGTCGCCGTCTCCATCCCCCTCTCCGCTGCCGTTTCCATTTCCTCCACCACCACCGCCGCCGGGGATGTTGCCGATGGCGTCGGTGATGGCTTTGGTGCCGTCTTTGATCTGTTTGCCGATGCCTTTGAGGGTTTCGTTGATGTTGTCGGTGTTGGTGTTGCCCCGGCCCAGGAGTTTTTTGATGTCCTGGAGCTGGCCGGTGATGCCGGTGATGTCGCCCTGGCCGTCGCCGTC